TTTACATCAGCGTTACTTGGTGTTACCAAGAGCCATCTATCATAAGTGTTAGAAGCATCGTCATCAAAGTAAACAGCTACTCCATTAGATGAAGCAGAGTCGTCATTGTACAGAGTTAGATAAGAACCATCACTCAACGGAACATATAAATCGGTTTCTGTAGTGTCGTTATCGACTAAGAATTTAGCTCCTGATAAATCAGTATCTCCATTCTCGTCTACATAGACTTGAAGTCCATTAGTAGCAGCTGCGTTATCATCCCACATAGTACCTGTAGCACTATTGGAAGATGTACCTGTAAAGTAAACAGTAGCATTTCCAGCTGTAACTGATTCTAAATGGGCTATTTTTCTATCTGCATCTGTTCCTATTGTATCAATATGAGCATATACAGCTAGTCCATTAGAAGCTGCTGAATCGTCATCGGTTATCAATACAGGAACCGGTCCTATTCCATAAGCCTTTACTGTACTATTCGTATAGTCATAAGCAAAACTCATTCCATCTGTAGGCTCTATTTGAGCTAATACAATCTGATCAAATCCAATATCGCTAGCAGTTAGTGATTCACCACCTGTAACGTATGAAGAGTCAAATGTAAGCTCGATAACCTTGTATTTTAAGTCACCTATAACTCCTGATGGATAGTCTGTTCCATTAGATGACGTTGTTATTGTTAATGCCATTTATTTCCCCCTAATATTTAAGGTTAAATTTTAAATAAATAAATAATATTTATAAGGGGTAGTCAATTCCACCCCTTATAAAATATGTTTTTAGCTGTTTAAGTCAGCAATCTTTGCTTGTACAAAGAAGTTCTTACATCTCATTTCTCCCATAGTGTAGAGCAAACCTCTTACAACCAAAGCATTGGCTGCGAAGTAGTCTCTATTCTCAACATACTGAGTAGGTTGAGCTATAGCAATTTCGAGATAGTCGGTATCCAAAACGTATACATTTGAACCCAAGACAGCATCAGCTGTTGAAACTGACTTTGGAACATCTGCATCAGGTAATATTGGAATACCCTGATAGGTTGCAAGAACAAGACCTGTTCTAGTGCCGGGGAAAGTTCTTTCTGAACCAACACCAACTTGGTATTCTTCTTGTCCCATGTACCTCTGTTGAGAGTTTAATAATCTCTCTAACTTGAAGTACTGATCGTGACCCATAATAATTACTTTAGGTTCACCACCATTTGTTCTAATTTTTTGAATAGCAGTATCTAAAAGGTTTAGAGATAAATCTCTTCCTGTACCACTATTGTAAGAAACACTAGCTCCTGCATTCCAAGTACCAGCTGTTCTGCCTCCTAGTGTTAAGTCGTAAGCTCTTGATCGAGCTACACCACCACCGGGAGCCATAGCGTCTTCTGCCACAATATCATCAAGAGAAGTTAATCCTGCTCTTGAATAAATGTAGGCTGTGTCGCTATCAGCGAATGTAGTTCCTGAAGCAACTGTAACTACTCCTGTAGTTGTGTTTACTGCAGAAACAACTGAACCAGAAGTTCTGTCATGTCCTGCTGCTGTTGCATCGTACTGCGATACAGCATCACCTATTTTGAAGTGATGAGCTATAGAAGCTGGGACTGTAAATGTTGTTGTAGCACCGGCTGAAGTTAGGTATGCCGATCCTGCTAATAATTCTTCGTTCATTTCTTTTACATGGTCAAGCTGTGCATTCTCGTTTTCTAATGCTAATACGTCACCAACACCACCCTCTAATTGGGCAGTAAATACTGACTTGACTGATGCTCCAAAGGTTGTTGATACAATCTTTGGTAGGGAGCTGACAGTTTCTATATTTGAAATGTCAACAGTAGGTAGAGAGCCTGTTTCAGTAACAGGTCGTGATCTTCCTGAACCTCTATCGGTTCTGATCCTCCAACCAGCTGTATTACCCCATACAGTTCTTGGTATTGCATTAAAAGCACGAGTTTGGTTGTTTAAAGCTTGCCACACCTTTCGCCCATAAGTCGTATTGAATATACCTGTCGCAGTATCTACAGTAAAGTAGGTCTGCTTCATCAAGTATTCAGGTCCGAATACTGACTGATATAGTCCTCTTTGACTCTGGGAAATATATTCCGATAAGGATGGATTTGCCATATTTTCCTCGTTTATTCTTTTAAGTTTAATAAAATTATTTAATTAAAATCGTAAGGATTATTTACCTATTAGTTCTCTTGGAACTCCATCGGTTTCACCTAATTCAATTTTATTTTGTAGTTCTCTCAATTCTTTATAAGAAAGAGAAGCAAGTTGGTCTACAGTATTTTCAGGGTTATTATTACCCTTTACGATAGGTGTAGTACCATCTGTTCCTAGTGGATGAGTAAGTTTAGGGGCTACTAGAGAAGTTTCCTCTCTGAATCCCATTTTTCTCAATCGATTTTCAGACTCTGCCTGAACAGCTTTTTCAATATTAGCTTCAGCATCACCTAATTGTTTTTTAAGTGCGTCAAGCTCTTTTTTCATAGCTGCCATTTCATCGTCTTCATCACCAGCGTCTTCTGCTTTTCCTGCTTTTTCAACCTCTTCTTCCTCTTCTTCTTTGCTATCTTCTGCTCCTGCTTTTTCCACATCTTCTTCCTCTTCATCATCTTCTGCTTTTGCCATAGCTTGAATTGTTGCTTGCTGATCTTCTATTTTTGTGGTAGGTGAAGCTGGTTTTTCTTCATCAGCTTGACCAGATGGGCCTTGTGAGGCTGATCTAGTTTTCTCACCATCTACATCCATACCTTGATCTGCTTTTAAAGCAGCAATAACACTATCTGCTACGGATTTAACTAAAGATTCTTTTTCAGCTTCAGCTGCCTTTTCCATTTCTTCCTCTTCTGTATCTTCTTCTTCTTTCAATAATCGAGCATCCATCTTTTGTAACACTTCTGCTACAGCAGCGAGAGCCAACTGATTGCCTTCCATGTGTTTTTCTAGATTCGCTAAGATTTCGTCAGACATAAATTCCTCCATTCCAAAACTTAACTATTTAATTGGAAAGCTGGTCTAAGCCACTCCCGGCCTTCTTTAAATATAATTTATAAAATAAAGGGGTACAATACCCCTCAGTTATATTATACTATGAAATGTGAAATTTTTCACAATTGAATTAAAAAATAATTAATTATCTTCTATTTTTTTACCTTCTGAAATAAATTTAAGCATTTCATTCCTATAATCATATAAAGGTTGCTGAATTAATTTCTTCATTTTTTCACATTGATTGCCTTCTGGCATGGAAGCTTCTATTAAATCTAGAACTTTCCCAACCATTTTAGAATGTCTTGCCATTATATATTCTTGATCTGGCGTAATTTTTATTTGCTCTGTCATAATTTTCTCCTTATCCTTTTGTTACTGATACTTCGTAACCTGTTCTTCTTAAATTTTCTGCTAACTGATCTGTAAGTAAATTGTGAGCTTGAGCTACAACTTCTCCTACAAATTCAATGTCTGGACTGTTTGCTGAACTCATTGTTCTATATCTTTCCTCTCCATCTCTAGTATAATAATGAAGTATCCTTTGATCTTCTAAATCATAAGAATAAGGATTAATATTAGAAACTGTTCCATTACTTAATGTTCTTGTGTGTTGACTGACGTTTACTCTATAAGTTCCTGAAAAATCTTGACTTCCATATCCAGAAGCTATAATATTAACATCTTGTGGATATTTTCCATCAGAAGCAAATCGTCTTCGTCTTTGTCTAGAGTCCCCTTCGGTTAAATTTTTAATTTCAATAGAGTCTACAAGGTTTTTTACTAACCCATTGTAAGCTCCTTCAAAAATTTTAGATAAATCCATATCACACCTCTTTTATATTATACTAACGAAGTGTGTATTTTTCTTCTAGCTTGCCCAAATATCAGGTAAAACATCTTCAAAAGCTTCTTCACTTGAATCATATCGGTTTAAATATATAATATTCTTACTGAGATATCCATATTTAGGATGCCACCAAGTGATGATTTGTTTAGGTTTAGATATTAAATGAAGTCTATTTAAGGCGTATTCATCCCCACCTTTCATAGTTCCACATATAAACATCTCTCCTGTACCAATATCTATCTCATCTACTCTATGGAAATGTCCCATCATAACAGTATCAAAATCATATCCTATTGGAGCAGCACTATCTATATTTAATTTAGATACTTCTTCTTCCAAACCTTTTCTATATTGCAATACCCCTCTAAGTTTAACAGCAGAATTCATTAATCCCACTAAACTTCCTGACCCACTTATAGAATCCCCATGTAAAATAAGAAATTTTCTATTAACTGCTTCAAAGATATGAGCAAAACTTTTCGGTATTTCAAATTTTATATTCTTTTGATTCCTACAAAACGAAGCTACCCATTGATATAACATATAATCCCAATCTAAATACTTGTCTTTCGCAGGTATTTTCCTAGTCATACGACCATGATTACCTACAACACAAGGTACTTTTATCTCTTCGTAATGTGGAGCTAAAGACATTAAAGCTTGGGCTATTAAATTGGCTCCTCTAATCATTTGACCTAGATTATTATCTGCATTTGTTCTAGCTAATTCATCATGTATATCCCCACTAATCATATCCCCAAGCATTGGGACTACTAAATGAGTGACTTCTGTATGAGTTCTTTGAAAGTTAGTTAGGTTTAATACTTGTTCAGCCCACCCATATAATCTTTTGTTAAAAATATCTATATCATAAGAATTCAATCCTAACATTTGATCTGCATGAACAACATCTCCAACATGAGTATCAGTCAAAGGAGCAATAGCTGTTACAGGACTTCTTCCTCGTACCTTTCCTTTTGGCTTTGTGTATTTAATTTTGGGTTGGCTTTTAAACGCAGGAGCATAATCTCTAATGGTATCTATAATAAGATCAATTCTTGTATTCTCTTTTAAAACTTTTTCATACATCTTTTTAAAGTATGTAGCTTCAGCTTTATGAGTAAGAACTTTTTTATCTAGTTTTATTCTATCATCTTCGGATAGATTTATTTCAAGTTCTATTTCCTCTTCTTCGTTAATAGGTCTTGAATAAACCTCTTTTGCGTGCCATCTTGAAATGGTTGTTCTGTGAACCCTCACTCCGTACTCCTCTTCTAACCAATTCCTTATGGCTGTCCAAGTCTCCCCCATTGCGTGTTTT